TAAAGAAAATTATATGGAAATGTATTTTATATACATGGCTACTCTAGGGGAATATACTTACCGATATGGTAAGATTCACGGTTCTAGTAAGGCATCTATGATACTTCAAAGACCACCAAAGAATATTATTTCCAGCAAAAATACCGAAATGGCACAAGCAATGCCAGATTATTGTAAGATTAACAATGACCCAATATCTGCATACAGAAACTACTATATAAAAGAAAAGAAAAGCTTTGTAACTTGGAAGAACAGGCCTGTGCCAGAGTGGTATCCTCTGGATAATCAACTTATTAGGAGATAGAATGTCAGATGAGCACGAAACACATGACGCATTTATGAAAAGAATGATGCGAGAAGACTCTGCAAAGAGAGGTCTTTCAGAAATAGAATTACTTAAAAAAGATATGGAACAATTAACAGAAGCTTATTATAGTGCAATGAAAAGAATTAAACAACTAAATGATGACATTGGTCGTTTAAGAGCATATCTAAATGCAACACATGAAATGAGAAAAGTGATAACGCCAGAAACTGCTGAAGAAAAATTAAGACACTATATAAATGTAACAGCAGATTTACGAAAAGATTTAGAAAAAGACGTGGTAGATGTAAACGACAAATATGATGGAGAAGCGCCATCTACTTTAGCATCATTTTATAAAAATTAGTGAGAACATTATGCCAACTTATGTATTGACGAACACAGAAACGAATGAAACTTATACTGAGCTTTGTTCGTGGGATAACTTACAAACAATATTAAAAGACAATCCACACATTAAACAAGAGATGACAGCACCAGCAATAGTTGGTGACCATGTGGCATCTGGTAATCCATCTGGTAAAGGTATGGACGGTGGTATGAAAGAGGTATTCGGTAAGATTGCACAGAACCACCCAAACAGCCCACTTGCAGATAGATTTGGTGATGGTAAGAATGTTAGACAGAAGAAGGTTAAATCTGTTGCAAAGAAACATGGAATAATATAAATACAAATGTGTAGAGGAAATATATTTTTAAACGAATATCCTTCTACACAGAGGGAAGAACTTACGTTTTTCCCTCACTTATTATTGAGGAATGATAATGTCTAAAAAATCAAAGTTAGAAATTGGCTCAGGCAATTTAATATCTATAAAACCCATTACAGACAATCAAAAAATAGTGTTTGAAACATGGAAACAAAAAAAGAATCAGTTTCTATTTGGTTGTGCTGGAACAGGTAAAACATTTGTATCTTTATATCTTGCATTACAAGATGTAATGAACCTACAAACAAAGTATGACAAAGTTGTATTGGTGCGTTCACTTATACCCACAAGGGAGATAGGGTTCTTGCCAGGCGATGAAGAAGATAAAGCTGCATTGTATCAAGTGCCTTATGCAAATATGGTACAGTTTATGTTTCAACAACCTAATGAACAAGCGTTCAATATGTTGTATGATAAACTAAAACAACAAGGTAGTTTATACTTCTTATCTACCTCTTTTTTAAGAGGATTAACATTTGACAACAGTATTATTATTGTGGACGAATGTCAAAACTTAAACTTTCACGAACTAGACACTATTATCACTAGAGTAGGACAAGATTCAAAGATTGTATTCTGTGGTGATTTTGGTCAATCAGACTTATCAAAAACAAACGAAAAGAATGGTCTGCACGACTTCCTAAGAATATTAGAAGAAATGGAAGAATTTAACTGTGTAGAATTTGATATCGGTGATATTGTTCGTTCTGGATTTGTAAGAAGCTATTTAATTCAGAAAACAAAATTAGGATTAGGAATAGAATAATGGACATACAACAATTAAGAAAACAATTAGAAATAGACGAAGGAGTAAAATATGACATTTACCTTGACCATCTCGGCTTGCCTACTTTTGGTATCGGTCATTTGGTTACTAAGACTGACCCAGAAAGTGGACAAGCAGTTGGGACTCCCATCAGTAAAGAAAGAGTCGCAGAGTGTTTCGACATGGACGTTCAGTCTGTAATTAATGATTGTAACAAACTATATGAAAATTTTGACGAATTGCCTGAAGAAGTACAACAAATCATAGCTAACATGATGTTTAACATGGGTTACACTAGATTGAGTAAATTTAAAGGTATGAAACGTGGTGTTGATTCTAAAGATTGGAATCAAGCTGCAGATGAAATGGTGGATAGCAGATGGTATCGCCAAGTAACAAACAGAGCAAACCGATTGGTTGAAAGAATGAGAGCAGTTGGTTCAAAACTTGGAGCTCGTGATTTTTAAGTAAGGTCTATATTATGAAATTTAACCATGAAACAGTAGAGTTGCCTCCTATAACAGCAATAAACAAAGATGGTGTTCGTGTCTATGAAACACCTCAAGGGAAATACTACCCTTCAATCACAACAGTATTGTCAATCAGAAATAAAAAAGGTATTATGGAATGGCGTAAGAGGGTTGGAGATGATGTTGCAAACTATATTGCAAGGACAGCTGCTAATCGTGGTACGAAAGTTCATCACATGGCTGAAGACTATTTAAATAACATGCATTTGAACTGGCCTAATAAATGGTCAGAACATCAAAAGAGTTTCTTGCCGTGGTGTATGTTTCAAAAACTTTCTAAGAGATTAGAAAGTATAGACAACATTAGAAAACTAGAGGCTGGTTTATGGAGTGATAAGTATGGTGTTGCTGGACGTGTTGATTGCGTTGCAGAATACGATAATAAATTATCTATAATAGATTTTAAAACATCAACCAAAGAAAAAAAAGATGAATGGATTGAAAACTATTACATACAATGTGCAGCATATGCTGAAATGTATGAAGAAAGAACAGGCGAAACTATAGAACAACTTGTAGTTTTAGTCGTTACAGAAGATGGAACTGTTCAAGAGTTTGTTAAAGAAAAAACAGAATATATTCCGTTATTAAAGGAATCAGTTGATAACTGGTATAAAGAAAAAAACTTATAGGAGAAGATTATGGTTATAGGAAGAAAAGTTCCAAATGACGTTACGTTTAATACAAGAGTTAGGAACGAATATTTGGGTGGAGATAATCCATACGAATGGCAAGAAATGACAACAGATGATTACTTTAAAGGTAAAAGAGTTTTGATATTCTCATTGCCAGGAGCATTTACACCAACGTGTTCAACAATGCAATTGCCAGGCTTTGAAGAATATTATGATGAAATTAAAGCAACTGGAATTGATGAAATATATTGTGTGTCTGTAAATGATTCATTTGTTATGAACGCATGGGCAAGAGACCAGAAGTTAGAAAATGTAAAAGTTATACCAGATGGTTCTGGAGAATTTACCAGAGGTATGGGAATGTTAGTTGACAAAAGCAATCTTAGTTTTGGTAGAAGGTCTTGGAGATATGCAGCTCTAATAAATGATGGCGTTGTAGAAATGTTCTGGGAAGAGCCAGGCAGAATGGATAATTGTCCAGATGACCCATATGGTGAAACAAGTCCAGAAAATATATTTAATGTCATAACTGGTGGTGAATAAAATCCTATGTTAAGTATTGACAAAGACAATACTTCTGTGGTATATATAATATACGACTTGTTGAAGTGGAACGAAAAGTATACAGGACGAGGGTGCGATACCCTCCGCCTCCACCAAATCTAGATAGTTCCGAATTAGGGGGCGAAATAGGTTCGACTGGTATTGTATAGTGAAACGGAGAGTTGTAGGTTGACTGCTTTATAGGTCAAAAGACTAAATGCAAACGATAATTTTGCGTATGAAGGTTATGCTCTAGCAGCATAGCTATTCGGGGTTTTAGGTGGACTACCTAGCAACAGAATGTCCACCATAGTTAAGAGGGAGTATTTCTCATGTGGAAATCACCAATAGTTAAAGAAGTATCAGTAGGTTTAGAAATCAACTGTTACGCATGTGCTGAAATATAATTAGTACAAATTGGTGGGGTGCAACGCCCCACCTTAACCTTTATTATGACGGAGTAGTTATGGAAGTGAAAGAGCCAGTACAAACACCTAAAGTATTTTCATTAGAAATAGAAAATATAGTCAAAGAAAAAAAGATAACACACATGGACGCTGTTTTGTGGTATTGCCAACAAAATGGTATTGAGCCAGATAAAGTGTCTAGTCTTATTACAAAAGCACTCAAAGAAAAAATAGAGAATAATGCTAGAGAGTTAAACTTCCTACCTAAGACAGCTCAATTACCTATATGAATTTTATAGAAATCTACAAAGTAGACCACAATATTTGTGATAAAATAATTGATGTCTTTTGGAAACATAAAGACCACCATGTAGAGGGTATAGTTGGTCATGGTAACGTAGATAAAAAAATAAAAGACTCTATAGACCTTTATATTTCACATAAAAGTATAAAAGCACTTGGTAACTTTGAACAAGTACTTGTAGATAGTGCTACCAATTATTTTAATAAGTACATCATAAAAGAACAGAGATGGGAAGTTGAAATGGATGAGGATTTCAACATACAATATTATAAACCAAATATGGGCTATCCTCAACTTCATTTTGAAAGAACTGGATATATTGCTCGTAACAGAGCATTAGTATGGATGCTTTACTTAACAGACACGCCAAATGCTGGAACACATTTCACTTATCAAAAACATACGACAGAATGTATTAAGGGTGATTTAGTGTTATGGCCCCCAGATTTTACCCACACACATCATGGGATTGTATCAAAAACACACGATAAAATGATTATGACTGGGTGGTTACATTGGTTAAAACAAAAAATATGACAGATGGAAGCAGTTGAAGTATATCAAATGTATTGTGCATTGAAAGCACACTTTGCAAAGGGTGATTATGATTT